GTGCTCCATAATTCTCTCTTCTAATGTCATGTATATATTTTTGTTTTAGGTCTCTTATTAGGTAGCATACGACCAAAGCCTCTCGGTGTAACAATCACAAAACCACCATGTTTATAATTCTTTGCCCATCTCTTAGCTATTTCTGGTTCGTTAGCAAATAAATATTTTTTTTGTTTCTCAGATTTAAATGGCATTTTTAATCCGGGTGTTTCATTTTTTCTTTCTTAATTTAGATAATGTTTTTGCAAATCTAGCACGTTGCCCTAATTTCCCCTTTGCTTTTGCGGCTTTATTTAATTTTTTTAAAGGAATCTTTTTTCCTTTTTTTATTCCCAAAGACTTACGTAATGAACCAGGTTTCTTAATGGCTTTTTTAATATTTAATTTTTTTACTGTTCCCCCTTTTTTTCTATTAACTATAGCTCCTGTTAAAGCTTGACCTGTTAGTCCCATACCTGTGGGATCTCCTTTAGGCTTAGTTGCAATTAGTGGTTTCATTCCTGCAGCGTTAGCTTTCATTTGTGGAACCGTTAAATCCTTTGCCGATAGTTTTGCCATTATTTTGTTAACCCTTTTGTTTTTTCAAAACTGCGGAGTCCGGCGACGCCGAGCATTGAAGTGACAATTGCTAGTAAGGGTCCGGTTTGAATTTCTGGAGCCGTTAAGTTTAATCCTGAAAATTTAGAATACCATTCAATTCCTGGAGAAAGAATAAATTCAAACCCTAATGCAAGAGCTCCCATCCAGCCTATTGCAGGCCTCCAGCCCGAAACAAATATTGATCGATGACCCGCTTCTTTAGCATTTACGTCTAATTGTTTTTCAGCGAGTTTTTGTTGAAGTCGCTGCATCAATATTTTTTTGTCTAGCTTTTCCTCATCTGAGGTATGCAAGTCATCGATCACTTTAGAAATAGTTTTTAGTGCACCACCTTGTCCAACTCCTAAAAGTCCTTGGATGATGCCTAGCATTATACTGCTCCCGATACTTTTCCGAGAACTACAATAACAATGATTGCGACAATCCCAGCTTTAATCCAGTCTTTCATGCCCCATTCGCTCCACTCTCTTAAGTGTTGCCATATGTCTTTTAAAAGTTTCATAAAACCTCCTTTAAAGAAAAATAGTTTATCTTAATTTATGATTAAAATAAACCTTTAAAAGGAACTTTTTTAATTTGCATTTTACTTCTTTGTCCTTTTGGTCCAGCACCTAGGTTATCTTTAACCTTTGGTCCTCTTGCACTAGCTGTATAGGTATCAATAATTTTTTCCTGATTAACAAATTTTCCTGCATACGGATTCATATCCGTACTTACAGTCATTTTTGCATTAGGATATTTTGAACCATTGATATATTTTGGTTTGGGGGTTTTTAATGCCATAGTCTATCCTTTAGTGATATGTTATTTGTTTAGGTTCTATTATAAAACTTTTATTAGCAAAATCAAATAAGATTTGTGCATCGTGTGGTCCTACTTCTTCTATCAAAATAAGTTTCGCTACGCTAAGAAGAGCCTCTGAGAAATTAACTGGATTTAATTTTTGATTTTTTATAATTTCTCTAGCTTGATAATAAATATTATCAAGCAAATCATTCTGATCATTCTGTATTTCTTCCAAAAGTTCATGTGCAGGTCTCATTTTATTTTTGTCAGCCATTAATACTTATTCCTTAGTTTAGAAGGTTCATCAATTTTCTTCAATTGAATTTCTTCCCTAATTGTAGCATGTCTATCCGTATTATCTATCTTTTCTTGTTCTTGCCTTGCATCAATCTCTACTTTTTCTTCCTCAAGAGCCTGTTTTTCTCCATCTTTGTGTGCACGGAGTTCTAGTTCCTCTGCACGGAGCCCTAATTCTTCTTTTTTAAGTGTAACAAGTGGATCTTGTTGCATACCTTCTAAGTATTCTTGCTCTTCTGCTACCATAGTTTCCGTTAATTCCTTAATTTTTACAGAAACTTGTTTAGCTGTCTCTATTTCAAACTGTTGCTTCAGTTCTGGTGGTATTTGACCTCCATATTGAGCCGTTAATTGTTGTATTTCTTGTTGGTTCTGTACCATAATCTCCTCTTTTGCTAATTCACTGATGTGATTAGAGATATGTGCCTGGATTAAAGACAAAACAGGAGGTGAATTCTTTACCAAATACGTCGACATAAAGGCACGATGTGTATCTATATGAGCCATATGATCTTGTTGTGGGAATGCCATAGCTGGTTTCTGTAATAACATAGAAGAATTTTCCATCGCTGCATCCGTTGGTTGTGGTTGAGGAGGAGGAGGAAGTAAAGCTTCAATATTTTGTACCCCCATTGCCTGATACATACGTCGATAGGCTTCATATTGGTTATGTATTTGAGGATTGGCTTGTGCTAATTGTAATTG